CGGCGGCACTGCTGGTGCCGGAGCGGACTACATGCCCGCAGCGGGCGCGGCGCATCCGCGCGTCCGTGCTGCCATCGACACCGCCGGGTCGGGCGGGACGATCACGTTCCACGCGCTCTCGGCCGGCACTCCCGGAAACGCGCTCACGCTCACGACCGACGAAGCGCAGGGGACAGCTACCGAGGCGACGTTCTTCGGTGGTGCCAACGCGGACAGTCCGCTCGTCTTCGACGGCGCCGTGCGCTACCCCGGCGTCGCCCACGAGGTCCGTTCGCGCGTGACCATCGCTCAGGTGAACGCCGGCGCCACCCTGCTCGCCGCGATCCCCGGCTGGAAGTATCGGCTCGTGGACGCCAACATCATCGCCGTCGGCGGCGCGGCTGGGACGGTGACCACCGTGGACATCCTCGCGACCCTCTCCACCTCGCGCAAGCTGGTGGCGTTCGCGCAGGCAGCCCTCACCCAGAGCGCCGTCCTTCGGGCCGGCGACGCCAACAGCGCCGTCCTCGCGGATGGCGTGTCGTTCGTCGAGAACGACGCGAACACCGCCATCACCATCGGCAAGACCGGAGCGGCCGTGGATACCGCGACGCACTTCGATGTTGTCCTGAAGTTCGCTCTGGTGGCCGCGTAGCGAGGAGCAGCACTTAGGAAGGAGACGAGATGGCGATCAAGACGATGATGGTGGTTCAGCGCGCAAGCGGCCGGAAGGTCACGATCAACGCGACCGACTTCGACGCGAGCGTCTACATGACCGAGGCCGAGCTGGCCGCGCCCGCAATGAAGCCCAAGGCCAAGCCGGAGCCGGAGCCGGAGCCGAAGCCCAAGGCCAAGCCCGCGCCGGATCCGGAGCCGGAGGCCCGTTCGCGGAGGCGGCGATGATTCGGCGGCTTCTGGTCGCCGCTATCCTGCTGATGCCGGCCACCGCCTTCTCGCAGGGGGCGGTGACGCTGGTGGACGTAGACATTTCGGCGGCAGTCGCGGATCAGCTGTCGCCGATCATGCCGCTCGCGCGTCTGGCGCAGGAGTCCCAGAAGTACGTTCTCGCTCAAGCCGCGTTCACCTATCAAGCCGGAGGCACCGATGTCACGGCCTACGTCCAGACCAGCCTCGACGGCGGGACGACGTGGATCGACATCATGGCGTTCAACTTCACCACGGCCACCGCGACGAAAATCTCCAAGGTGAGTCTGCCCATCGCACTCGCGGCGGCGGCGACGCCCACGGACGGCTCGCTCACGGACGACACGATTCTCGACGGCGTGATCGGTGACCGCGTCCGCGTCAAGTACACCACGACCGGAACCTACACCGGCATCTCCGCGACGGGAACCATCGACTATGTGGACGGGACGCCCATAACGGCCAAAGACGTTGCGACGGGAACCATCGACTACGTGGACGCGACGCCCATAACGGCCGGGAAAGTCGCAGTGCTCGGTACGGCGACGTACACGTTCGTGGCATCCGGCCTTGTCGCCGTGGCCGGAGACGTGGACGTCGGCGCGTCCGCTGACGCCGGTGCGACAAACCTCGCCAACGCCATCATGAACACCGGCGGCACTCCGGGAGTCGGGAACGACTACATGCCTTTCGGTGGGGCTGCCAACGACGCCGCGAGCGCGACCATCAACACGGGCACAGATCAGCTCGCCCTCACGGCGTTGACCCCGGGTGTCGGCGGCAACACTATCGCTCTGACCTCCGACGAAGCCTCGTTCACCCCGAGCGGTGCCACGCTCACGGGCGGCGCGGCCGGGACCGTCGCAGTGCTCGGTACGGCGACGTACACGTTCATGGCAGCCGGCCTTGTCGCCGTGGCCGGAGACGTGGACGTTGGGGCCAACGCTGACGCCACCATGACAAACCTCCAGCGCGCCATCATGAACGTCGGCGGCACTCCGGGAGTCGGCAACGACTACATGCCTTTCGGTGGGGTCGCCAACGACGCCGCGAGTGCGGCCATCAACACGGGTACAGACCAGCTCGCCCTCACGGCGCTCACCCCGGGCTCGGCTGGGAACGCGATCGCTCTGACCTCCGACGAAGCCTCGTTCACGCTCAGCGGCGCCGCTCTCGCTGGCGGGGCCGACACGCTGCCCAACCTCAAGATCAACGCGCTGATCCGATAGGAACGCCCAATGGCCGTAGTCATCGACGCCACGCCTGCCGGTCCCTCGGCGAACTCGTACCCGACGCTCGCCGAAGCCGACACCTACCATGAGGAGAGGCTCCACACGGAGACGTGGGACGGCGCTGACGATGCAACGAAGAACATCGCGCTGGTGATGGCGACGCGGCTGCTGGACTCCATGTTCGTCTGGGCCGAGTGGCCGACCGACGAGGATCAGGCGCTCCAGTGGCCGCGACAGGGCGTGCTGGCCGCGAACCAGCTGGAGAACATCGGCGACTACGAGATCCCCATCGAGCTGAAGCGGGCGACGGCCGAGTACGCTCGGCAGCTCATCGACGCGGACTCGACTGCGAACAGCGACATCGAGGCCCTCGGCATCACGTCGCTGAGTGCGGGTCCGGTGTCTCTGGCGTTCAAGGCGACGCAGACGGTCAAGGTGGTACCTGACGCGGTCGGGTACCTCATGCCGCAGTGGTGGTTCAAGATCCGTAGCCGGAAGACCGGCATCCGGGAGCTGCTGAGAGCGTAATGGGACTTCAGGACATCGTCCGCAACGCGGTCGCGATCGCCGACAAGGTGACCGCATCGCTCCAGACGACCGTGACCCACGAGGCATGGATCGGCGCGGACAAGTACGGGAAGCCGCTGTTCGATCTCTCCGTGACCCGCCCGGCTCTGGTTGAGCGGAAGACGGCAGCCGTGGGCGGCACCCAGATCACTCAGAACGCGACCGTCTACTTCCTCCGCCCCGTCGAGTCGCACGGCGCGGAGAACCGACAGGAGCCGATCGACCCGCGCGACCGGATCACGCTGCCCGACGGCTGGACCGGCCCCGTCGTCAACGTCGAGGGGCTGGTGGACCCGGCGACCAACCTCCCCTACCTCTACACGGTCTCCCTCGGCAACCCGGGAGCAGGCTAATGGCAGCGTCTCGCTTCGTGAAGATCAACGACTTCCAGCAGCGGTTCGTCCGGGCCGGTACGGACCTGCTCGGGAAGGCTGCTCGTGCGCTGACCATCGAGGCCGAGCTAATCAAGGCGCGGTCCGTGGAGGACTGCCCGGTGGACTCGGGGGCGCTCCGGGGCTCGCACCGGGTCTCGAAGCCCGTGCTGTCTGGTGTTGGCAACGATGTCAGCGTCGCGATCCGCGTCGGCGGGCCATCCCCCGGATACATGCCCGTCCACTACGCGATCTACGTCCACGAGATGCTGGGGCTCCACCACCCGGTCGGCAAGGCGAAGTTTCTGGAGGACGCGGTCCATGCGGCGGCACCCGAGTTCGGCGCACGAATCGCGAAGCGCATCGCGGAGGACGTTTAGGTGGCGACGCTAGCGGAAGACATCGCGGACAAGCTCGCCGACCTCAATTACGGCACCGTCGGCACGGACATCTGGCTCGGCTCCTTGCCCGAGAAGCCTCACGTGGTGATCGGCGTCAACGAGACCGGCGGGATGGCTCCCGAGTTCGGGTTCAGTTCTCCCGGCCTGAAGTACGAGACCCCCAACCTCCAGATCGTCGTCCGTGGCGAGCGCGGCGACTACGCTGGCCCTCGCGCTCGCATCGAGGCGATCTACTTGGCGCTCGCCGAGATTCAGGGCGAGACGGTCGGCGGAACCTACTACCACATGGTCAAGCCCTCACAGACTCCGTTCGAGCTGACACGCGACGATGACGCCAGAATCGTCTTCGCGTTCAACGCGCTCTGCAAGAGGACGGTCGCATGAGGCCCGAGATCGTGGACCCGCAGGGGAACCCGGTGGACTGGCGCTCGCTGGTGCGCTGCCCCCAGTGCGACGCGCGTGCGAGCGAACGGCAGACCATCACCGCGTTCGGTGGGCACTGGAGGCGGATCTGCACGTGCGGGTTCGTCTACGACTCAGGACAAGGCATGCCACCTCTGGAGGATTCGGATGGCTAAGAAGAGCGGCAGCGGCAAGGGCAGCAGCGTCCGGCACATGGCGGCGGTGAAGTCGTGGGTCACGCGGCGGCGCAACACGTCCGGGCGGCCCAAGTCCACCCGCTTCACGCCCACGAAAGCCTCCGCCATCCGGGGGCTGGGGACGGGGATGGGCGGCGCGGGCTACCCGAAGGTTTACCACAAGGCCGTCTCGGGGATCATCGCGGGGAAGGGCTCGCGAACCACGATCGCGAAGGCGCTCAGGGCCTTGCGGACCAAGCTCAAGCCCAAGGCTGTCCGCCAAGAACGGAACCACATGCGCCAGATTGCCGGGGACTGGCCCAAGAAGGCGGGGAAGGCGGTACGCCCGCACGCGGCGGCGATCAAGGCTTGGGAAGCGCGAAAGCGCGGCCCGCGCAAGCCCTACTCGATGGACCGGGGCCGCTACCTCGACGCAACCAAAGGCATGAAAGGACTGAAATTGGGTCGCGTGCAACGGTCGTCGTCCGGGTCTTCCCCCGGGGGGCTCCTGCGTCGCCTCCCGGCGCGCTTGCAGGACGGGACGATCGTGACACGAAGCGGTCGCGTCCAGAGAAAAGGGTGAACGAATGGCTCTCTACAAGGTACTGAAAGACGGCATCCGGCAGCGGACGAACGAGGGCGCGGTCGCTCGCCCCACCGTCGGCGAGATCATCAAGGTGTCCGACATCGCGGCGCGCCGCCTGATCGCGACCGGCTGGATCGCGGCGCAGGGCGGCGAGACGCGCGAAGTCGCGGAGACACAAGAAGGCGGCTCGCGCAGGGAGCGCAAGGCGAAGAGGCGTTTCACTCTCGGCCTTGGCAAGAGCGAGGCCCCGGCGCCCGAAGCCGTCCTCGAAAACAGCGAGGCCCCGGCGGCCCCGGCAACCGGCGACGCGCCCAAGGGCGACGCGCCCGAGGAGGCATAAGTCATGGTTTACGGGCCGACGTCCGTTTGGCTGCACGTGGGGGGCCGGGATCTGACCGGCGACACGTTCAACTTGGAGGAGTCCAACGAGAGCGCGTTTGAGGAGGTCCACGCCTTCGGCGACTCGTGGGAAGAGCACCTCCCTGTCGGCATCGGGAAGTTGACCCTCGCGGCTGGTGGCGGACTGTACGCGAGCGACACCGTGATGCTGGAAGCCTTGCAGGAGACACGCGAGACGAAGCAGCTCGTCGCGTGGGGCATGAGCGGGCAGACCATCGGCAAGGAAGCTGTCCTCGTGAACGGCACCTACGCCGGCAAGTGGAAGCGGGTCGCCGAGCGGAACGCTCTCACGAAGGCCGAGGCCGAGCACACCGTCTCTGGTGAGTATCGGCGCGGCTACATCCTGTACCCGAAGTCTGCGGGAGAGTCCGCAGACGGCGACACGCTCGATGATTCCGCGACCGGGCCGGGGGGCGTGGACTTCTACGACTCCCACCTGAACCCGAGCATCCCGGTCGGGTACATCGACCTGACGACCGACTACCTCTACGGGCCGCTCGGCTCTGAACGAGACATCGTCACCTCCAACGCGACCAGCGACTCCGTCATCTGCGCCGAGCTGTACGGGCTCAAGACCGGCGACTGGGTCTGGATCAAGGATCACGTCGGGATGACTCCCGACATCAACGGGATGCACCAAGTCACGGTCATCGACGCCTTCAGCTTCTCGCTGGACGACATCGCGGACATCACCGTAGGCGGCACGGTCGGGACGTTCCAGAAGGTCACCCCGCACGGGCTCATCACCGGCGACGATATCGTGGTGACGGAGACCGCTGGCACGCCGGACCTGAACGGGACATGGGCTGTCACGGCCATCGACATCATCCGCTTCACGCTCGACACCGTGGGCGACATCACGGTCGCGGCGGCGGACACGGTGTGGAAGCGCGTCACGTCGAACGGGTACGTCGCCCACCTGCACCTGTTCGCTCTGACCGGCTGCACGGACTGTGAGTGGGACGTTCTGGATAGCGCCGACGACACCACGTTCATCCCTGTCACCGGCGGAAAGCTCGGCCCGATCACTCCCGCCGAGTTCATCGCTGGAACGCGGACCGACGAGGTGATCGAGTTGACCGAGATCGTGGAGCGGTACGTCGCCGTCCAGTGGACATTCGATACGCCGAGTGGAGCGAATGCCGAATTCTTCGTTGGCCTTGCTCGTAGTTAAGGCGCACACGGAACGCCCGACCTTGCTGGCGATCAGGGCGAGGTCGGGCATACGGGAAGTGGAGAGGTTTGCGTACCGAGCCGTGAGTGACGCGGACAACGAAACGGATCTGGTCGAAGCGCAGACCTTGATGAGACTCACAGTCGGACTCCGGCGAAAGCTGGACGCGTGGGATGGAGACGTACCCTAGCCTGCTTTGAGGAGGAGATATGGCGAACAGCACACCAGCCGGAATCGTTGTCATGTACGACAACGTCGGGGGAACCCCCGTGGACATCTCGCAGTTCGTTCTCTCGATCGGCGAGATCAGCGTGGAGTCGGCGTTCGAGGAGGTTCACTCGTTCGGCGACTCGTGGGAAGAGCACCTCCCTGTCGGCATCGGGAAGTCCGGCCAGATCGAGCTGGGCGGGCTCTACGATGACGCAGGAGGCGGGCCGGATTCGGTCTTCGCGGACCGCGTGCCCGAAGTGCCCGGCGTCACCGCGACTCGCACCCTCACCATCACATGGGTGGGGTCCA